ATTAAATATGAGAATACTTTCTTTCGAAACCCTTCAGCGAGGAAACTGGCTAATACGAGTATCTGTTCTCGGGACAGAGAACATACTCGTATGCATGTATAATGAAGCTACGGGCGAATCTATTGTTCGATCGTACACTGATGAGTTAGATGCTAATCTCTATATTGAATACATATTACATAAACATTTACTAAAGGATGAATTTGATGAGTGAAGTTAAATTAATGAGATTGAATAGCGGTGAAGAAATTCTCTGTACAATTATTTCCCAAGACGAGAAGCAAGTTAGAGTCGAGGACCCTACGGTAATCATTCCAACTGAAGATCGCAACATCGGACTCGCTCCATGGATGCCATACGCTCAAACCAATGGTATGGCTATCAAGGCAGATTACATCGCATTTACTGTCGAACCACATCCCCAACTCGCAGAACAGTATCGTTCTATCCACTCCAAGATTATTACCCCTCCAACTTCTATCGTAACATAAAACTTGCATATTAACATCATATGTGTTATAATGTAATTTAATTGTTATGGAGAGTTTGTTTTGGAATTTTTTACAAATGTTGCCCGTTATGGCAACTCTATTTTGTATCGTGGGTATATGGATGGCAAACGCATCCACAAGAAAGTCCCCTTTCAACCGACGTTGTACGTCCCGGACAAAAAGGGTACTTGGACAACTCTAGACAAGCAAACTGTATCCCCGATGCAATTCGAGGATATGAAAGCTGCAAAAGAGTTCATCAGTAACTATGGTGAGGTAGAGAACTTTAAGATCTACGGCAACACCAACTACATTTCCCAATTCATTCACGACTTCTTCCCTGGGCGGGAGATCCCATTCGATTCTACCAAGATCAATGTCTGCAATATCGACATTGAGGTTGAGTCGGATGATGGGTTTCCTGAACCAGATGAAGCGAAGCACCCAGTCACCGCAATCGCATTGAAGAACAGTGTTCTAAACACTTACTTCGTATGGGGTACTGGTGAGTGGAGTCTTGACAAGTCTGAGATGAAGGATCAGTTGGCAGACTGTGAAGTTAAATATCTAAAGTGCGCCAATGAAACAGAACTGCTCAAATCTTTCCTTGCATATTGGACTCAACCTAATCTGACACCAGACGTTGTCACTGGTTGGAACGTCCGGATGTTTGATATCCCATACTTGGTCAATCGTATCAACATCATGTTGGGTGAAGACAATGCAAAGAAGATGTCACCTTGGAAGATGGTTCAACATCGCGAGATTACTCTGAAGGGTAAACGACTCAATGCATACGACTTAGTAGGTATCCAACAGTTGGACTATCTGGACTTGTTCTTGAAGTTCGGTGTTCAGACATATGGTAAACAAGAATCCAACCGACTAGATCATATCGCTCAGGTTATCTGCGGTGAACGTAAACTGCAATTTGACGGTAATCTATTCACATTATATAAGACAGATCATCAGAAGTTTATCGACTATAACATCCGAGATGTATGGCTGGTTGATGGTATTGATGTGAAGACTGGTCTGATGAACCTTGCGTTCACTCTGGCATATAAGGGTGGTGTCAATTACGTTGATACACTCGGGACTACTGCGATCTGGGATACTATTATCTATCGTCGACTTGCAGAATCTAATATCGCAATCCCTCCCAACAAAGATACACCAAAGTCCGAGTATCCAGGCGCATACGTCAAGGAACCTATTCCTGGGAAATACGACTGGGTTGTTTCCTTTGACTTGAACTCACTGTATCCATCTATCATTATCCAGTTGAACATGGGTCCTGATACGATTATCAATGGTGTGACTCCTGGAGTTGATGTGGATCGTTGTCTGGATGATACCAATACTCCAAACACTATTCCCAACTCTGCGATGAGTGCCGCTGGTATTCACTTTGATACATCATTCCAAGGTGCGTTACCCAACATCATTGATGCTTTCTACAAAGAACGTGTCACGATCAAGAAACAAATGTTGGCGAACAAACAGGCTAAGGTTAACTTAGATCCGTCCGCTAAGATCGAGAAGTTCCGTCTGGAACGAGAGATCGCTCAGGGTGATAGTCAACAGATGGCGATTAAGATTCTACTCAACTCACTTTATGGTGCGATGGGTAATCAATGGTTCCGATATTACGATAACCGTATCGCCGAGTCTATTACGTTGTCTGGCCAGTTAACTATCCGTTGGGCAGAACGTGCGGTCAATGACTTTATGAACAAAGCGATGGGAACTAGTGATGAAGACTATGTCATCGCAATGGATACAGACTCGTTGTATCTGAACTTCGGTCCTTTCGTTAAGAAGTTCCTTGGCGAAAATCCAGATACTCAAAAGGCAGTGCGATTCCTAGACAAGGTCTGTGAAGATAAGTTCACCAAGATCCTGGATGGTGCGTATGCAGAACTGTATGATAAGATGGGCGGATACGAAAATCGCATGGTCATGAAACGTGAAGGTATCTCAGATAAGGGTATCTGGGTTGCAAAGAAACGATATATTCTGAACGTCTGGAACAACGAGGGTGTTCAATACAAAGAACCTCAGACTAAGGTTATGGGTATCGAGGCGGTTAAGTCTTCCACTCCTGCGATCTGTCGTGACAAGTTCATGGAAGTGTTTAAGCTGCTGATTGATGGTGATGAAGGTGATGTACGTAGGTTCGTCAACAATTTCCGTGAAGAGTTCCGAACATTATCACCTGAAGATATATCGTTCCCTCGTGGTGTTAGTGACATTATCAGTTGGGCGGATCGTAAGACAATCTACAAGAAGTCCACGCCAATTCATGTACGTGGTTCTCTGCTATATAATCACTACATCAAAGAAAACGGTTTAGATAAGAAGTATGAGTTGATCAAGAACGGCGAAAAGATCAAGTTTTGCTATTTGCGCTTGCCAAATCCGATAAAAGAGAATATAATGTCATATGCAGAAACGTTTCCTGAGGAGTTGGGTCTGCGTAAGTATATTGATTATGACATGCAGTTTGACAAATCTTTCGTTGATCCATTGAACCTTATCTTGGATGCGATTGGTTGGTCTTTAGAAGATAAGAACACACTTGAAGAATTTTTTGGATGATTAATTTAAATAAAGAAGATGCGATATATGCCGGTGACAAGTTCATCGACTATATGAGCAAATTCACTAAGATCGAAGAATACTTTCGCATGAAGAAGATCGAACGTATCAACTCTATGCCGGCGACCTTAGATGGTTATGGTTTTGAAGAAGATATGTTCAGTGACTTCACTATGCACCCAAAAGACATGGACTTTGAGGTAGTGGTATTACCTTCCGCTCAGTTTGATACTATGCTAGAAATGACCGCATCGTTTACATACGAGAACAGTCCTGGCAAAGAATTGAAGTTAGGTATTCGTGAAAAGAACACCAAGAAGTATGTCGGGTTCATTAAACTTGCATCACCTTTGATCAACTCCAAGCCACGTAATGATTGGTTGGGAGGTGTTCCTGATCTAACTATCTTCAACCGTCACGCCATGATGGGTTATATTATTGTTCCCGCTCAACCGTTTGGATTTAACTATCTAGGTGGTAAGTTGTTGGCATTGGTATGTTGTTCTCATGAAGTGCGTGAGATGATCAACAAGAAATATCCTGAGATGGATACATGTGTATTTGAAACTACTTCTTTGTATGGTAGTATCAAAGGCACTAGTCAGTATGATGGTCTGAAACCATTCCTGCGTCATACTGGTGATACCGAGAGTAAGTTCATGTTGACATTGTCAGATGAGTTCTACGATGAGATGAATGATTGGTTTAAGGTTCGCAACAATGATCAACCTCTGTTACCTAGTGGCACATCTTCACGTAAACTCAAGATTCAAACCATGATGGTTGGTGATATCAAACGTGCATTGAAAGATCATGATCCTGAGAAGTATCTTCAGTTTGTGAATGCAGTCAAAGCGTCGACCGATATCACGACACAGAAACGTTTCTATATGTCTACATATGGTTATGAGAATAGTCGTGAAGTTCTATTAGGCACTGCTGACAAGTTGATTCCCAACAAAGAAAACTACGATAAGCATTACATGAGTAACATCACTGAGTGGTGGAAGCGCAAGGCGACCAGTCGTTATGAAACCTTGCAGAGTGAGAACCGTATCCGTATGGAACAGGAGATCTGGAACGCTGATACGATGGATAAGATTGATATTATACGATGATACCTGAACTGATTTTAAATATCCAGAAATGTTTAACCCCCGATCTACTGAAAAAAGAATATCGTGCGGAGAATTCTACAAATCCTATGTTTGGTCATTGTTATGTGGCTTCTGAAGCACTCTTCCATTCATTGGGAGACCGAGACAAGTACTCTGCGGCTTGTGGTCGAGATGAACAGGGCATTGTTCATTGGTGGATCGTAGACAATATGACAGGAGAGATACATGATCCTACTGCTGATCAGTATCTAAGTAAGGGTAAGCCCCCTCCGTACGCTAAGGGTCGTAAGACAGGGTTTCTAACCAAATTGCCATCAAAGCGGGCTCAAATCGTGCTTGCAAGAATGGCTAATTTATGATATAATAGTACATTACACACATTGGAGTATATAATGACAAAACAAGTTGACCTAAACCAATACACTAAATTCGTAGCAAACGTTACATCTAAAGAGAGTAATGTCTATGATCATATGCGTCGGCGCATGAATGCACTGTCTAACGACAACCTTGGATATAACTTCGCTCTTCTGATGACTGCCGCAATTGGTATGTCTGCAGAGTGTGGTGAGTTCAATGAAATTCCCAAGAAGATTATCTTCCAAGGTAAAGAATTTAACGAAGAAAATGTATTTCACATGAAACGTGAACTGGGCGACATTATGTGGTATTGGGTAAATGCTTGTCGTGCATTAAATCTCGATCCGAACGATGTGATCGCAGAGAACGTTCGTAAACTAGAAGCACGTTATTCTGGTGGTGCGTTTGACGTATACAAATCTGAGAACCGCAAAGACGGAGATCTGTGATGGATGCGTATACCTTATCAGGACGTTTGTTGGATTCGTGGCGTGAAGCTATGATTCAATCACAAGATTCAGGATCGATAAATAAAAAGTATCCAGAAATCCGTGCTTGTGTTATAATGGATGATAATGGTAAACGTAAGGTGATCGGTTGTCACATCGAAGGAACCGACATCGTATTAGATCTAGAAGGTAAAAATGGTTAAAGTAATTGTAGCTCCCACTAAGTTTGATGCAGAAAATGTTATCGGACAATTTATTGA